GAAATCCAAGGCCTTGCCGCCTGTCCGATATATCTTTTTCCCAAAGGTCATAGGATTAATGATCTGCCTGACCTGTGAGATTATTATCAGCGTTGCGTCTTTACCATCCATCAACCCGCAAATGTGAGAAAAGAACTTGCTGGCATATTTCGGCTTTTCCGTGCCATAACTTGTATCTTCCTCGCGATCCTCTTCAGCCGCATCTTCAAACCGCACCTTGCTATCGTGGGCGATCAACGAATCAAGAGAATCAAGGGCATAAATAAGGCAATCGCCATCTTTCAATTTCAAACATGACCTCGCAAAATCTCTGCCGAACTGTTCTATCTCCCGCGTCGTGCGCCAATCGACCGCATCAACAAATTTCTGTTTATACATAGTCGCCAAAGGAAAGTCCATCACCCTCTCAACATTGTTATACTTGAGAATGAGATTTTTGACCGGCGGAAAAATCTTTGATTTGGTCTCCCTCAAATGGTAATAGGCCTGTGCGAATGTTTCCAATGCCAACGCCGTCTTTCCCGAAGACCCATCACCAACAATGTTAATTACCCGACCTCTGGCCCAGCCTCCTGACCTGCCCTTGCCTGAAGCCGCAAGGTTAACCATCGTTGATCCTGTGTTGATAAATTCAACAGGCTCTTCCCTGATTATTTGCTTTGACACATCTTTGATATCTTCAACTTCTCTTTTTGCCATCGATCACCTCATAATATTTATTAAACAAAACAAGAGGCCGAGTGGAATGACCCACCCGACCTCTCAAATGATTACTACTCTTCGGGCGGCCTTCTGCGGCGGCGCGGTGGCGGCTCGTCATCATCTGCCGTCTTTTTCCTTGGCGGTGGTTCATCGTCATCAACAGGTTTACGCCGTGGCGGTGATTCATCGTCATCGACAGGTTTTTTCCGTGGCGGTGGTTCATCGTCATCGGGAGGCCTTCTGCGTCTTGGTGGCGGCTCGTCATCATCTGCCGGTTTACGTCTTGGTGGCGGCTCGTCATCATCTGCCGTCTTTTTCCTTGGTGGTGGTTCATCGTCATCATCTGCAGGCCTTCTGCGTCTTGGCGGTGGTTCATCGTCATCGACAGGTTTTTTCCGTGGCGGTGGTTCATCGTCATCGGGAGGCGGTTTATGAGCTGCGGCCTTCTTTGCCGCAGCGGCGATCTTGGCGCATCTTGTCCATTCATCGTCATCACACTTTTCACAAACCTTGTGCTGATCAACATCGCCGTACTTGTAACCATGCGGACATTCGTTATCATCTGCCGGCCTGCGCCGTGGCGGTGGTTCATCGTCATCGACAGGTTTGCGCCGAGGCTGTTCTAACCCGTCACCTTCTTCTTCAGTCGGCGGTCTGCGACGCCCTTGCCCTTGCGTCCACGTTTTGCGATCTTCTTCATCGCCGAAGAAATACATCTCGACTTCTTCCTCGGTCGGGATATCAATCATCATGTCAAGCTTGAAGGCCTTATCACGGTAACTATCGGGCAGTTCGTAATCGCGATCTTCAAACCTGATCCCGATATACTTTGTCGTATCAGCCTTGCCTTCTTTTTTGAAGATGATCGACCGCCCCGTTTTCAAATCCATAAACGGGATAAATGGTTCGACCTCTTTCTGTCCCGGCCTGACCGCCCGCTTCGCCATCTCGAGAAGATACATTTGGAGCAGATAAAACGAGGTATGGAAAAGCTGAATACCTTTGCGGGTCTGTTCGTGACTGTCGTAGCAGATCACGTTATACAGCGACCGCGGGTACTGCTTAGGCTGAAGACGTTTGATCGCTTCATCCGACGCACCTTCCGCCTGCAGCTTGCGGCGGAATTTACAAATCGGGCATTTCTTGGGGCCTTGAATGCAACCTTCGGGATACATCAACTCCCGGCACATCTTCTGCCCTTCGACCACGCCGATATTACCGTGAACCGGAACCGATAAAGTATAGGTCTCCCCACCCTCTTCAACCCACGGATCGTTGGGGCCGGCAAAGTACGGCACGATATCGATAGTGTGCGAGGAATTATCAGGAGTAAACAATGGTGCATCAATACCCCGTTTGAAAATCGTCGCCCGCCCGTACTGTGACCGAGACTGCTCTTGTTGCAATCGCTTCATCAAAATTTCCCTGCTGGACATCTTCTCTTTACTCATACAACCTCCTCTCGTTTAGTTTTTTCTTATGTTTATCCTTCCTCTGTTGCCAATCAAAAAATTGCTGCCTACTACATAAAATAGCGAAGGTCGCCAATCGCACAAGCAAATAAAAACAACAACACCCGAGCATAAAATAAAACCAAACTATGATAAAATTCATTATCTGTAACAGTATATCATACATAATTATTCACGCCTCTTGCTTCGACTTTCACGAATTTCCCTGTCAATCTCCTGTGCGTTTTGATACCGAGCTTTCTGTGCCTGTCGAGGAAGACGAGGTTCACTGTTATAATTTTCATGATAGAACGCGGCCAAATTCTCCAACGATTTTCGCCGGTGTACCATCGCCGTCTTTGCAGCTCCATAAACCTCTTCTTCTTCAATTGCCTCCAACAATTGATCATTGGCCTGCTGTATCTTTGCCTCTTGTTTGACAACAAATTCTTCAAATTCCTTATCTCGGTTGATCGCATTTATTATTGCCTGTTCTGTTGGTTGATCATCAAATCCATAATCAGCCGGATAAAGGCGAATGTCCTGATCAATTGTCGCACGGTACTTATCAATCTTCCTCCTGACCTCTGCCCGCACAACTTTCAAATTCTGTTCTGCCCTCGCCTTTCTCTTAACCGCCAAGGCATACTTCAACGACCATTTCATCATGAGTGCCGGTTGACGAGACCATTCCTTTTCAAGATCATTCTCGTCAATCAATACGTCTTCTTCGTATGTCGTATCAGGCATTGACTTACTCCCTCGACTTAATAAACCGAGCTGGATTGCCGGCCCATATTTCATATGATGGTATATCGCACGTAACTACTGATCCTGCACCGATCACCGCACCTTTGCCGATCCGATTACACGAAGCAAGAATAATCGCGCCGGCCCCGATGTAAACATCATCTTCGATCTGTATCGGCGATACAATGATTCCCTTTTCCGCAATCGCTTCAAAGATCGTCAACCTTCTATCATGCCAATGTTCGTGAGTGTAGATCATGACACCTCTTGAAAACGAACAGCCGCTGCCAATAATAATGTCGCCGGTGTTATCAAAGTAAACTGTTGGATCAACGCTGATCGGCGCGACTGCATCAAACTTGCCTTTGACATCATGAGGAACATAAACGTCAAGGTTGTATTTCTTTGTCATTGTTTTGCGCCTCCTAGGCAAGCCAAATAACACGCCAACACAAGGCCTGATTTGCCGCTATAAAAAAACGAGTCTTTGAAAAGATCGATGATCTCGGCCGCCCGGGGATTTTTCTTTGGTGCCCTGTATTCAACAGTGATCCGCCCTTTTTCGTCTTGCTCTTCGGTCTGCCCAATTAAAGCATTAGTCATATATCCTAAAACCTGCCGTCTTATACTCTCGGCGTCATCTTTAGCAATCCCCTGCAAAATCTGACCGACCTCTTCCCATCGCTGACCATTTATCAAAGCACGGCAAAGATCAATCGTTGACTTCTCCGCAACGCTATAGTTCTGTGCCATCTTCAATAATGCGTTGTCATCTTTAACGCCGATCATCGAGTCAAGCAAGATCAGACCTTCTCTCGGTATCCCGTCAACCTGCCTGACAATCTCCTTGATCACCTTATCAGGAAATTCGACCTGTTCCTTTTTCAAAACCCGTTTAAGACAATGCGCCATTTCATCTCTTGATAATGGAGCAAGGGGATATTTCGTACATCTGCTTTTAAGTGTCGCCAACAACAACTGAGGATCAGTCGTTGCCAACACAAAATTCACGGCATCGCTGGGAGGCGTTTCCAGTAACTTGAGCATTGCATTTTGAGCATCGGAAGTCAACTTGTGACATTCATCAAAAAAATAAAGCTTCCGTTTGCCGACAAGCGGAGGGTACGAAGCGTTTTGTTGTACCTCCCTGATCGTATCAATGCCGCGGGCATTGGCCGTATTGTATTCAAAGAAATCACGGTCATCAATCCCAAGCTCAGTCTTAATTATTTTTGCTATGGTTGTTTTACCACAACCCCTAGGGCCAAAAAGCAACATCGCAGTCGGCGGCCCCGCCTTACGATGTAAATGCACGTCCAACATTTGAATCGTATCGTCATTTCCAAAAACATCATCCAATGTCTTTGGCCTATACTTCTCAGGTAATTGTTTACTCACCGCAGGCCTCCCATTTTTTTGATCGCGTTTACAAAATTAAGTATACCCGCTTCAAATTTTTTCTTGTTGTCTGGATTATGAAGTACAAACGACGGATGAACGCACCAACAAACCCACGCACCGATTGATTCAACCCACTGTGTCGTTCCTGATTTTTCCGTGATCCCCGAATCCTTGCCGATCAAAGCTTTCAAATTCGTATTGCCAAAAGCCAGAATCAAACGTGTATCAAGAGCCTGCAGTTCTTTCAGATACCACAACTTGCTACAGGTCTCTATCTGTTCCTTTTTTGGTGTTCTCGTATTTCGGGGATAACATTTAACCGCATTGGTTACATGAAAACATTCACGGTCATAACCAAAGGCATAAACATCAAGTGTCTCCCACAATAAATTTCCCGAGCTGCCAACAAAACCTTTTCCTTCTGCATCCTCTTTATCACCCGGAGCCTCACCGCCAATAACAACATTGTATCTTCCCTTTGACGGCAACACAGGCCCGCTGCATTCAGTAATCAAGGAGCAGGCCTCACAGTCAGCAAGCTTCTTATCGACAAACGAATTATCTTTGATCAATCGCTTAATCGACTTCGCATCAAAATTAAGGCTCAACAGGTCTTCTATTTTGATAGTCGGATCATTAACAAGGGCATGTAACCTAGGAAACCGTTGCACACCTTCAATCTTGATCCTGCTTATATCGAAAGTAAAATAGGCCTGTAGATCATCTGCCAAAGGTTTATCGCCGGTTGCGCCCACGTCCAACAACACCCTTTCAACCTTACTGACCTTCTTCTTTGTCTCTTTCTTCTTACTACCGTTAAAAAAGCCTTTCAACTTTGTGCTTGGTGACTGCACTTTGAATTCACTACAATCAACCGCAACCTTCTCGCCAATGCCTTTGATCTCGATGAAAGGCGCGTATAATGAATCTCCCTTTGCAATCCAAAGATAAGGATCGGAGATACCAACACGAGGCAACACAATATTCAAACCCAACCGTTTAGCTTCTTCGACAAGCTCTTCTTTTTTTGCCTCTGGCCCATAAGTAAGGCTCGCACAAATAAATTCGGTCGGGTAATAAATCTTGCACCACGCAGTCCAATAAGCAACCATCGCATACTCGTATGAATGTGACTTATTGAAACTGTAATTGGCATGGGCCTCCAACATCAACCAAAAATCTTCGGCCTCCTGCTTCGTAAACATCTTTTGTTTCAAACAGCCTTCTATAAACTGATCTTTGTACTGAGCAAACTCTTTCACGTCTCGCTTCTTCCCGATCACCTTCCTAATCTTATCTGCAACCGTATACGGCAGGCCTGCTATTTTATGTATAACTTCCATCACCTGTTCTTGATAAATGATAATGCCATACGTGTCTTTTGTGATCTCTTCATATCGCTTATCTTTCTTCTTCCACTTCTTACCATGAAACCGCTCGATGTATTCTGCGGTCATCCCGGAATCATTTGGCCCCGGGCGCACTAAAGCGATATTATCACCAATCGCCTTGAAATCTTTGACACCAATCTCCTTAATCAGATTTGTTCCTGCCCATGTATTAAGTTGAAAAACTCCGACTGTATTCCCATCTGACAATTCATCAAAAACATTTTGATCAGTCGGTTCAAGATTTTCAAAAACAATCGTTTTGTCGTGATTCTTTTTC